CGTTTACGGTAACACGTCAGGCACTCGTTTCGCCCATCGTCTTGGCGGTTGCGACGACGAGCTCACGGATGGACCCGCTTGCGTGTATTTGAACAACGAGGCCAGCGTTGCGAACTGGAACTGCGGAGTCGGGCGCGCGCTTCTTCCTTCTGCGGGTTATGCGCCAGCATAACCCCAGGGGGTGCCGGGGGTCTTCCCCCGGCCATGTGGTAAGTAATTAAAAATAAATAGGGGACACGGACGGCCACCTCGGCCCACTTCGCCCATCGTCTTGGCAATTGCAACAACGAGCTCACGGATGGACCCGCTTGCGTGAATTTGAACAACGAGGCCAGCAATGCGAACTGGAACTGCGGAGTCGGGCGCGCGCATCTATTCACATCGTTAGCAGTGCCGCCCGCGTTCATTTACACCCCAGGCCGTTGAAATACGGCTCAGTCGCCATTATTGGTCAGACGAGTGGAAATACAAGCCGATGCAGACCATCCCGTTCCGGCGGTCGTACCGGTAGGGATGGAGGCGAATAGAAGCGATGTGCGAGAGTCTGCACACTTACAAGTACCTACACCGGAAATGCTGCGACCGGGAGGTCATTATCGCGGCCTGGAAGAAGCTGCGAAAAGGTAAGACCCAACGGCGCGAAGTCATCAAGATCGAGGCCGACTTCGACAACTACGTCGATAAAATGCAGCGCATGATCCAAGAAACAAGACCGGGCGGGGATCCCGCCCTTCAATTTTGGCCAGAGAAGCACAAACCCCGGACCGTCTTCGAGCATGGCAAGGAGCGCGAGATCTTCTGCCCTACGATCTGGGAACAGTGGGTGCACCACATAGTCATCCAGGTGCTCAGCCCTATCGTCACAAAGTACGCCTACAAGTACAGCTGCGGCTCCATGCCTAAGCGTGGCGGGATATATGGCAAGAGACAGATGGAGAGACTGATCGCGAGGGGCTTCAAATACTTCGCGAAGCTGGACATCCGCCACTTCTTCAAAAGCGTCCGCCAGGACGTGGTCATCGGGATGCTGGAGGAGCTGATCTGCGACGAGTGGTTCATCTATCTCATCCGCAGGATCTTCTGGCAGTTCCCAAAAGGCCTGCCGCTGGGCTTCTATCCTTCCCAGTGGCTCGCGAACTTCGTGCTGTGGAAGCTCGACCGCAGGATCGTCGAGACAGGCGTCGACCACATCAGATACGTGGACGACCTGGTCTTAGTATCAAACAACAAGCGGACCCTTCACCGCGTTGTGGGCGTGATACGCCAGGAGCTCGGACGGATCCGGCTCCGCTTGAAGGACAACTACCAGGTCTGCCGCTTCCTCTTCCGGAAGAAGTCCGGGGAATTGATAGGCAGAGCGATCGACTTCATGGGCTTCGTGTTCAGAAGGAACCGCACAGTGCTCAGGAAGAAGATCATGATCCGCGCGACACGCTTCGCGGGACGTCTGAAACGGTCGGCCAGAATAGCCACCGGACAGGCGCTCTCGATGATGTCCCGGATCGGCTGGTTCAAGCACACCTCGACGAGTATCGTCTGGGACAGATACATCGCGCCGTGTGTGAACGTCGAAGTCCTAAAAGGAATAATAAGAAAAAGCACAAAGGAGGCGGCACATGAAAACAGAGTGGACAAAAGAGCAGGGCTCCGGACCCCTTCCGGAACAGTTTGCACAGCTTAACGCCGACACCTACATCCAGCGCAGGAACATCGAGGAAGCTCCTGAGCAGGAAGGCGTCGAGGATCCTGGCTGGGTATGCGAGAGCAGAAAGATCTCCGTGGATGTCTATGAGGCACTCGTGGAGGAGTACAACTCGGCAACCTACCAGGCTCTCATGGAGCAGAACGAGGCGCTGGATGCAGCGAACGCGATGATCATGCTGAGCCAGGCAAACATCGAAGACAGGCAGGAGGACCAGGACGAGACCCTGGCCATGATTTTACTGAACACTGAGCAGACAGAGGAGGAGGTCTAAACCATGAGCAGATATTACAAAACCGTGAAGAGATACTACGACAAAGGCTGGTACACCGACGAGGACGTTGCTGTTTTTGTTAGAACTGGCAAGATCACCGAGGAAGAGTACAAGCTCATCACCGGTATGCCTTACCCTGGAAACTAAGGAGGGGCGGGCAGCATGACAACCGAGCAGATCATCACCATCGTCGTCGCGGTAGTGGCGGCAATATCATCCAGCGGCGTCTGTTCTATCATTCTCTATAAGATGCAGCGCGCGGACAAAAAGAAAGACGGAGAGTCGGAAGCGATGAAGCTCCAGAGCGATATGCTTTTAGGCCTCGGACATGACAGGATCGTGTTCCTGGGCAGCGCATACATCGAGCGGGGCAGCATCACACAGGACGAGTACGAAAACCTGCACGACTATCTATATAAGCCCTACCTCGCCCTGGGTGGGAACGGGACAGCGAAGAAAGTCATGGCGGAAGTCGAGAGGCTTCCGCTCACAAAAGCACACTAAGGAGGTGGAATAAATGAAGATTGATTGGGTAAGAAAACTAACAAGCAGGAAGTTCTGGATCAGCGTGGCGAGCTTCGTGTCGCTCCTGATCGTGGCACTCGGCGGAACCGAGAACACAGCCGCACAGATCACCGCCCTCATCATGGCCGGCGCGACTGTGATCGGCTACACGATCGGCGAAGGTCTCACTGATGCAGCGCACAGCGGGGACGGAGGTGACGGCGATGCTTAAACAGGGCATTGACATCTCCGCCTGGCAGGGCAACATCGACTGGGACCAGGTGAAGAACTGCATCGATGCGGTCATCATCCGCGCAGGCTACGGCAAGGACAACATCGACCAAAAGTGGGTGCCGAACGCCGAAGCGGTGCGTGACAGCTCCCTCGATGTCGGCGCGTACTGGTTCAGTTATGCCTACACCGCCGACATGGCCTACATGGAGGGCTGCTATGCAGCGAACGCCGTGAAGAACAAGTTCGGCGACAGACAGATCCCGATCGCGTTCGATCTGGAGTATGACAGCGTGACCTATGCAGCGAAGAAGGGCGTCAAGATCGGCAGAGCCGAGGCGACACTCTTCGCGATCCGTTTTCTGACAGCTGTCAAAGAGTTCGGGTACCGTCCGATGCTCTACACGAACATCGACTACATCCGCAACTACTTCGACCTGGGCGCTATCCGCGCAGCGATCCCCGACCTGCTCCTGTGGGTGGCGTGCTGGGGAAGCGAGCCGAAGGACTACAACATGGCCGTCTGGCAGTATTCCAGCAAGGGAAGCGTCGCCGGCATCATCGGCAACGTTGACATGGACGAGGTCTATGTGGACATGGCGATCCGCGACGGCGTGGCCGTACCCGCTCCGGCACCGGCACCGGTGCAGGAGAACGGCAGGAAGCAGATGCGCGTGACAGCGAAGACCTGGCTCAATATCAGAGAAGCGCCGGACGTCAACTCGGCCGATCTGGGAGACCTGCCTGCAGGCACAGTCCTCACAGTGGACAAGATAGAGAACGGATGGGCGCACTTCGAGGGCTACTGCTCCGCGCAGTGGCTTAAATAATGAAGGCCCTGGCGGTGGTCGCAGTTGTGCTTCTCATAGTGCTGGCCCTCCTTCTCAGCCTATGGGGGCTCGGCTTCTATGCCGTGTGGAAAGCCTTCTGCGACATATTCCGGGACAGATAAAGAGACCCGACTCATCATTTTTGATGGGTCGGGCTTTTTCTCGTTTTTATCCTGCGACGCGATGGGCTCAGGATAAAAACGAGAAAATCAAAGCACAATAAAAAGCGTCTCGTTGTCCCACACGGCCTCACGTATAACGGCCCGCGCGATCTCGTTCTTCTCGTCCATCGTGAAGTCGTCGAAGTTGGCCAAAAGTCGAACGACCTCTTCGCGCTTCTCCTGGGCGCTTTTCAGCATGGCCGCGTTCCTTCTTTTTTCCAGAGAGGCCTCGGCCTCTTTTCTTTTTAGCTTCACGAGCTCAGCATCCAGCTCCTCGATCTCGGCGATGATGTACTTCGCGGCCGCACTCTTTTCCGATGTGGCCAGGGCCGCGGTGAGCTTCCCGATCTTCTTCTCGGTCTCGTGGATCTTCTTCCGGATCTGATCGCCGGAGTCGGCGGTCTTCTTTTCTTCCTGGACGTACTTCCTCACGGCCTCAGGGTCGTGCTCTATCTCTCGAAAAATCTCCAGCACCTTCTCGTCCAAAAGCTCCGCCTTTATAGCCTTAGAGTCGCAAGCCTCGACACCTGCGCGCTCACGCTTCGGGCAGTGATACCAGGTCACGACAGAGCCGTCCACGTGCTTTTTTCTGGCCAGAGACATGAGGCGGCCACACTTACAGCGCAGGACGCCTTTGAGCAGGGTCGTCTCGTGCTTCATCTTTTTGTCGAACTTCTTCCGACCAAAGTGCCCCTGGATCCTCAGCCAGGTCTCAGCATCCAGCGTCGGCTCGTGGTAGCCTATAGAGACGCGCCACTGATCCGGCGGCGCCTGGATGTGCTTCTTCTTCCGGTTCACCCTCTTCTCGGTCGTTCGGCCGTAGATCATCACGCCGTGGGAACCGTCCCACATATCGCGCGGGCTTCCCTCGTCCATGATGCACCCCTTTTCCGCATAGTAGTCGTAGATCTCTGGCGTGGCCGGACAACAGAACGGGCTGGAGAAGATCTGGTGGAGCTGAGTGGTGGAGAGGAACTTCCCCGTCCAGGACTTGATCCCGTTCTGGCGGCAGTAGGTCTCCATCTGTTGAAGAGACAGATCGCGCTCGAAGAGGATCCGGATGAGCTCCATCTTCCTCGCGTGCTGTTCTTCGTTCTTGACCAGCGTCTTGTGCTTCTTGCTTCCTACATCGACTTCCAGGATGTCATAGCCGAAGGGAGCCATCCCGCCGCACCAGAAGCCACGGGCGGCCAAGTGGTTCAAGTTGTCACGGATGCGGATCGCGTCGTTCCCGATCTCAAGACCGGAGAAGATCACGGCCAGGTACATCATGGCCTCGCCGATCGGCGTGGTCGTGTCGATCCCGTCCTTCACCGTGACGAACTTGACGCCGCGCTCCTTCAAGAAGGTGTAAAACGTGCAGAAGTCCATCATGTCAGAGCACACGCGGTCGATGCGGTAGATCACCACGCAGTCGATCAGGCCGTTGGCCACATCCTCGCGCAGCTGGTTCATGGCTGGCCTGTCTATATCGGAGCGGACGAAGCCGTCGTCCTCGTAAGGCGTGACACTGGTCACTTCCTCGAAGCTCCGCTCTATATAATCGCGGCACGTGTCCAGCTGCATCTTGACGCTGTCCGACGTGTCCGTGAAGTATGACTTCCTCGTATAAATGCCGAAGTTCATGGCGTTCTCCTCCTCTTTATATGGACGAGAACCGCGAAAAGTGCTACAATTTAGGCGTGTAGAGGCACTTCTCAAAGTGTTCTCGCTCCTGGGCGTCAGCTGTTCCCGCAGCTGGCGTCCTTCTTTTATTCTTTTTCTACGTGCGCGGCCATACGCGTGAGCCTCTGGCCGTACTCGTCCAAACGTCTATACGCTCGCACAAGGTCGAGCTCTTCCGTCGTGATCTCCACGGTGACGAGATCCGCACCGAGCCTGTCCTGCTCTTCGGGAGTCATCCGGGGGTAGGGCCTGCGCTGATCTGACGATCCGAGCAGGTAGTTGATGTCAACATCCAGGAAGTCGGCCAGCGTGTCGATCGTATCGAAGCGCGGGTGACGCTTCCCGTTTTCATATCCGGAGATCGTCATTTTGTCGAAGCCGAGAGCATCGGCGACTTCCTGCTGCGAGAGTTCCTTCTCCTTCCTAAGTTGCCGGAGCCGGTCGCTAAAATCTGCCATTTTGTGCACCTCCTTCCGAGTTCAACATTTTGTTTATTTCTCTATTGACAATTATAAACGGAGCGTTTATTATAATCAAGTAAGCGTTACGCTTACGCCGAAGAACTGAGGAAGGAGGACGAGATGCAAGGCATAGATGCAAAAGCCATCGGACAACGACTCCGAGAACTAAGAGGAGCCAAAACACAGGCCGAGGTCGCCGAAGCTGTAGGCGTCACCACGATGGCTATCTCACAGTATGAGACAGGGGAACGGATCCCCAAGGACGACATCAAGCTCGCCCTGGCGCTCTACTTCAACAGCAACGTCAACGATATTTTTTTTACCTTATAAGTAAGCGGAACGCTTACGGGTGCGGGAACACCTAAACACGAAAGGAGCAAGAACATGAATATCACAGAAATCACCCCAACAGTTACAACCGAAAACAAGCAGCACATCTGCGACCTGCTCACCGAGACTCTGAAAGCTACCAGAGACCAGCACGACCTCGTTCGGATCAGATACGAAGAGATCGGGCCGGACCATCAGCAGGTCGTTCTTGATTATGAAGGCGGCGGCCATCGTTCGGTCAATGTTTCGCTCGACTCCGGGATCGCGATGGTGCGCGACATCCTCAAGGCTATCCAGTAGGAGAAGGCCATGAAGTTATACATCAAGACAACGACAGACCGCTTAGAGCTTCCGGTGGCCGTGGCAGACTCAGCAAAAGAGCTCGCAGAACTAACCGGAACCACAGCGGCGTGTGTTTACAGCTCGCTCAGCCATAGGCACAAAGGCTGGGAACGAGTAGAAGTGGAGGACGATGATGAGAACATTTTGGACAGTGTACCCGGACGATCCTGACATGGCCCCGGCGCACTTCGTAACGAAGGCAGACGCCCAGGAGTGGGCCGACGGACTCTGCTGCGGGTACTACATCGAGCACATATAGGGAGGAACGCGATGAAAAAAGAGATCAAGGTCAAAGTCACATACACGGAGGGCTGGAAGGAGCGCTTCACGAAGGCGTGCATCGAGACAGCCAGGAAGCGGGTGAGCTCATGAGGAAGGAAGACCCGAAGACAGTCGCCCGAAGTATCACGGCCGGCCTCATCATAGGCGTCGCGATGATGGTGATCCTACATCCGGCCATCGCGAAGGAACGAGCTGAGAGGGACGAGATCACGAGACAGTGGATCGAGGAACAGAGAGCCGCCGATCTGGCCTACCAGGCAGAAGTCGAAGCAGAGCAAAAACGCTGGCAGGAGATCGAGATGGCCGAGAACGAGACCACAGCCATCATCGAAGAGATCGCGGCCGAACCGTTCAACGACGAGTACATCCCCGACGAGGTAGAGGAAGCGGCCAGGAAGTGGGGCGAGGTCTACGAGATCGCGCCGGAGTTCCTTGAGGCGATAGCCTGGACGGAGAGCCGCTTCGACGAGACAGCAACGAACGGCGGATGCGTCGGGCTGATGCAGATCTCGCCAAGATGGCACCGTGATCGCATGGAGCGCCTGGGAGTCGATGACGACGGACTCTACACAGTGGACGGGAGCATGGCCCTTGCGGCCGACTACCTGCACGAGCTCTTCACGACTTACAACGACCCCTACTGGGTCCTTATGACATACAACGGAGATAGCAACGCCGACGCCTACAAGGCCCTGGAGCACAGCCCCAGCGAGTACGCACTGAACATCTGCGACCTGGCGTTCTACATAACATTAGCACACGAGGAAGGAGGAAGCGCGACATGGCTGGAAGAGTAAAACACGCACAACGCAGCCACAGAAGCTACCAGGCGAACATCAACAACTTCGGCAGCTTCGCAAGGTCTTCGGCGGCTCACGCTCAAGTGAGAACAGCCAAGAAGGCACAAGGGATCCTGGCGGGTCTCAAGAACATGATCCACAAGTCACAGGCTAAATGAGAAAAGGAGGAACCGCAAAATGCAAATCAATGTGACATTCAACAACTACGAGGAGATGGAGGACTTCGCGAGGAAAGTCCTGGAGAAAAAGCCCCTCACCAAGGCCGAGCTCAATGAGTCAGCCAAGAAGACTGCGGAGATCATAAACGCCGCAGAAGCAAAAGAAGAGGCCGAAAAGCAGGCCAAAAAGACCGAGGCGAAGAAGAGCCCGGCCAAGGTAGAAAAGCCCACAGAAGAGGCCACAGAGAAGCAGGAGGAAGCTCCTGAGGTGCCCTTCAAGGAAGACAAAAAGGGCGTAGACGAGAGCCAGGTCAAGGTGCTCCTGTCTGAGAAGCTCAAGGCAGGCAAGAAGGCAGAGGTCAAGGAACTCTTCGGCAAGTACGGCGTCGAGAAGCTCAGCGAGCTCATCGAGAAGCATCCGGACAAGCTGGCCGAGTTCTACAGCGACGCGGAGGGGATATAAATGGCAGCACCAACCAAGCACGCAAAACTGAATAGCAGCGGGGCCCACCGCTGGATGAACTGCCCCGGATCTGTGAAGATCTCCGAACAGTTTCCGGCATCGTCTTCCATATACGCAGACGAGGGCACGCTGGCCCACGATGCGGCGGAGCAGCTGATCAAGAACGGCAAGGTCTCCGCAGCTCACAAGAAGAAGATCAACGCCTTCTACGAAGAATACCCGGAGCTCTCTGGAGACGCTGATCAGGTGATCAAGACCCTGGAGCCCTACGTTGACTTCGTGAAGGAAGAGTTCACCGATGCAGTCATGCACGACGGAGGGGCTCAGCTCCTCACAGAACAGCGCGTAGATCTGACGGCCTGGATCCCCGGAGGCTTCGGCACGACGGACGTGGCCATCATCGGAGGCAAGACGCTCCACATCATCGATCTGAAATATGGCAAAGGCGTCCCGGTCTTCGCAGAAGGCAACCCACAGCTCAGACTCTACGCACTCGGCACACTGGCCATGCTGGAGATGGTCTACGACATCGACGAGGTCAAGATGACGATCTACCAGCCCCGCATCGATAACGTGTCCAGCGACACGATCAGCGCGGTCGAGCTCAAGAGCTGGGGAGAGAACGAGGTCAAGCCTGCCGCAGAGCTGGCGCTCTCAGACAACGCTCCTTTCGCTGCCGGAAGCTGGTGCCAGTTCTGTCCGGCTCGTCAGCAGTGCCGCACACGTGCGGAGAACTACATGAGCCTGGCCGAGTACAAGAAGAAGGCGCTCCTATCAGTCGAAGAGATCGGAAAGATCCTCGGAGACGTGGACGGCCTCGTCAAGTGGGCGGAGGACTTAAAGGAAGGAGCTCTTACGAGAGCCCTGGAGGGTGAGAACTTCCCCGGCTGGAAGGTAGTCGAAGGCAGAAGCATCCGCAAGTACAGCGGAACGGAGGACGAGATCGTCCGCCAGTGTGAGGGCGCAGGATATGACCACGCGCTCCTCTATGAGACGAAGCTCCTGACCGTGTCAGCGATGGAGAAAATGATGGGCAAGAAGCAGTTCGCGGAAGTCCTGGGCGACTACGTGGAAAAACCTGCGGGCAAGCCTACACTCGCGCCGGAGAGTGACAAAAGACCGGCAATAGTAAACGCAACCGCCGCGGAAGACTTCGCGGATGAATAAATCACAAGGAGGAATTGAAAAATGGCAAGTAGAAACGGAAAGAAAGTGATCACAGGCAAGGTGAGGTTCTCATACCTTCATGTTTTTGAGCCTTACGCAGCCCAGGCAGGACAGGAGGAGAAGTACAGCGTGTGCCTGCTCATCCCGAAGAGTGACAAGCAGACCATCCAGCTCATCCAGGAAGCAGTCGCAGAGGCAACCGACGAAGGACAGAAGACCAAGTGGGGCGGCAAGGTTCCCAAGAACCTCAAGCTCCCCCTCAGAGATGGCGACACTGAGAAGGATCTCGACGAGAACCCTGAGTACGAGGGGATGTTCTTCCTCAACGCTACCAGCAAGAGACAGCCCGGTCTCGTAGACAGCCACAAGATGGAGATTTTCAGCTCTGACGACTTAAAGAGCGGCGACTGGGGTCTCGCTTCCATCAACTTCTTCCCCTTCTCCGCATCCGGATCCAACGGTGTGGGCGTAGGGCTCAACAACCTCATGAAGAAGGAAGACGGCGAGGCTCTCGGCGGAACCTTCACCAAGGCTGAGGACGACTTCGAGGGAGAATTTGAGGATGAAGATGGTCTCCTCGATTGAGTTAGGGATCGACATCGAAACCTTCAGCTCCGTGGACATCAAGAACGGGGCCTACGCTTACAGCGAGGCCCCGGACTTCGGAGTCCTTCTGATCGGTTACAAGTTCAGCGACGAGAACGACATAGTCTGCATAGATCTGACAGCTGAGGACGGGAGCCAGCACAGACGCTTCTGGGAAGCTCTGACCGATCCCGCCATCATCAAAACAGCATACAACGCCAACTTCGAGCGCACCTGTCTCGCTAAGCATACCGGACAGGCCATGCCGCCGGAGCAGTGGCGGTGCACAATGATCCTCGCAGTACAGCTGGGCCTCCCTCGTGCCCTGGAAAACGTCGGACCCGCGCTGGGACTGCCAGAGGAAGAGCAAAAGAAAAAAACCGGCAAGGCTCTCATCCAATACTTCTGTAAGCCTTGCAAGCCCACAAGAGCAAACGGCGGCAGGACGCGGAACACTCCCGTCAATGCACCGGAGAAGTGGGAACTGTTCAAAGAATACAACGTGGGCGATGTCGCCACAGAGCAGGCCATCTTGAAGAGGCTGCGTGACTTCCGTCCCGATGACAAGGAGCAGGCACTCTGGTCACTTGACCAGGAGATCAACGACCGCGGCGTCCTTCTGGACATCGACATGGCCGAAAAGATCGTCAGCTTCGATACAAAAAGAGGCGAAGAGCTGAGGACAGAGGCGGCAGAGATCACAGGACTCACCAACCCGAACAGCCTGGCACAGCTCAAGCCGTGGATCCAGTCGCACGGACTTCCTGCGGAGTCACTTCGCAAGGACGACGTCGAGGATCTTCTGACAGATCCGGAGCTTCCGACAGACGTCCGGAGAGTTTTGGAGATAAGACAGGCGCTCGGCAAGACCAGCGTCAAGAAGTACCAAACCATGATAGACATCGCCGGCCATGATGACAGAGCCCGTGGCATCATGCAGTTCTACGGCGGACACACGGGCAGATGGGCGGGCCGTTCGTTGCAGCCGCAGAACCTCGCCAGAAACACCATGCCGGATGCGGAACTGGATGCAGCCAGGGAGCTCGTGAAGCTGGGCGACTTTGAAGGGCTGGAGATGCTCTTCGGCGAACCCGCTCAGATCTTCTCCCAGCTCGTCCGCACAGCCTTCATCCCATCGCCTGGCAACCGCTTCGTCGTCTCGGACTTCGCGGCCATAGAGGCCAGGGTGATCGCATGGATCGCCGGAGAGCAGTGGCGCCTTGACGTCTTCGAGGCTGACAAGGACATCTACTGCGAGAGCGCATCCAGGATCTACCACGTGCCCGTTGAGAAGCACGGCGTCAATGGAGAACTGAGAGGACGCGGCAAGGTCGCAGAGCTGGCCCTGGGCTACGGCGGATCAGTCGGCGCGATGAAAGCCATGGACACGACGGGAAGCGTCCCGGAAGAAGAGATGGCCGGCATCGTCCAGCAGTGGCGACACGAGTCTCCTGCGATCGTGAGGATGTGGAAGGACTGCCAGAACGCGGCCGTGGCCGTTATAACAGGCAGGCAGCCCCGCAGAGTGATCAAGTCGCTCCAGGACACCACCTTCTACATGGAAAGAGTCGCCGGGACTCCGGTGCTGGTGATCATGCTGCCAAGCGGTCGCCCGATCCACTTCTGGGATCCTAAGGTCATGGAGGGAGAGATGGGCCCGCGTGTCACTTATATGACACAGAACCAGACCACGAGAAAATGGGAGCGCGCCGAGACATACGGCGGAAAGCTCACCGAGAACATCGTCCAGAGCGTCGCGCGTGACTGTCTGGCCGAGAAAATGAAGCAGATCACAGCTCAGGGCTACAACATCGTCTTCCACGTACACGATGAGATGATCCTCGACGTGCCGAAGGAAGAAAAGAACGCGGCCGAGTATGTTGACAAGATAATGGCCGAGCCTATCGAGTGGGCTCCGGGCCTACCACTTAAAGGAGGGACTTATGAGTGCGAGTTCTACAGAAAAGATTAAACCAATCGCGCAGATCATCCGAGACTTCCGAGAACATCCGGAAGAGCTCACCGAAGACGACCGCGACATCATCGTGATCGCCCTGGAGACCGTCTGGGATCTTATGAAGTACGAGAAGACGGCCAACTGGAAAGCACAGCCGGCGAAGCCTGGCTACTTTACACCGGGCGGCAACTCTGTCTATGAGTGCGACGCCTGCGGGTACGTGTACGGAGCCCACGAGATCTTCCCATCTGCGAAGATCTGCAAGAAGTGCGGACGCCTTATGATGAACGGGAGGAGAAATGCATGAGCGAGCTGGTTATAAACTACAAAACAGACGGCGGCCACGACACCATGAAGCTGATCCTGGACAACTGTCTCCCCTGCGAGCCTTCGTGGCTCAAGAAGGTGCTCCGTGTCGTTCACATGGCTGACAACTCCGAAGAGCTTGAGGCCGAGCTCCTGCTCTATCTCAACGAGCTCTTCGACAACCTGGAGGATCCGGCTGAGTACGAAGCGAAGCAGAGGAACTACGAACACTCCGCGGGACTGTGCAAGAGCCAGGTCGACATCTTAACCGGCCAGGAGAAGGCGCAGGCCCAGTATGTGAAGCTACACGTCAAGCGCGGGGACAAGGAGAACACCTACCGGAAACAGCTGGAGAAGACCCGCGAGGAATTGAAGAGCGCCAGGGAGCACTTCCGGTCGTTCTCGGCCAAGGCGAACGCCTGCAAGAGAACGCTGGAAGACAGGGCGAGGAGTGAAAGAAGGATCCGGGAGTGTTTGAAGCTCCTGGGACAGGAGGAGGCAGAATGTCAGCAAATAACGTCTTAAAAATGGAAGAGAGGACTGTGACAGGCCTCAAGAACAACCCGACCGTGTGGATCGCGGAAGGGTCGAGCCGCTTCTCTACGAAGTGGAAGAACAGACAGATCCGATGGTCTGAGCTTCTGGCCAGACTGCGCAACGTATCAATGACCCAGGAGACCCAGGCCGAATACTTCAAGATGGCCAAACCTCAGCAGGATCAGATCAAGGACGTCGGCGGCTTCGTCGGCGGAACCTTAGACGGTGGAAGGCGTAAGTCTGACACCGTAAAGCTCAGGAGCCTTCTGACCTTCGACCTGGACTTCGCTCCGAAGGACTTCGTCGAGACGATGCAGCTGGAGGCGCCATACGCCTGGGCGATATATTCAACCCACAAGCACACAGCAGATGCGCCCCGCTTTCGTCTGATCGCTCCGCTCTCCCGTGACGTGGATCCGGAAGAGTATGAGGCCATCACCAGGAAGCTGGCCGAGGAGATCGGCCTGGAATACTTCGACAGCACAACCTTCCAGCCGAGCCGTCTCATGTACTGGCCAAGCGCATCACGCGACGCGGAGTTCGTCTTCGAGTACAACGACGGGAAGAGCCTGGACGCCGATGCAGTTCTGGCCAAGTACCCCGACTGGCACGATGTGAGCTACTGGCCCGTGTGCCCTGACGAGATAAGAGTCCAGAAGAAGAGAAAAGAGAAGCAGCAGGATCCCCTCAAGAAGAAGGGCCCGATCGGAACCTTCTGCCGCACTTACACAGTGCCGGAAGCCATCGCCGCCTTCCTTCCGGATGTCTACACACCGACAGAGGGCAAGGACGACCGTTACACCTACGCGGCAGGATCTACGTCCGGGGGTCTCGTGATCTACGACGACGGCCTGTTCTGTTATTCAAACCACAGCACCGATCCCGCTCACGGGATGGATCTGAACGCCTTCGACCTGGTAAGGATCCACAAGTTCGGACACGAAGACGACGACCAACCGGAAGGAACACAGACGACTCGCCTGCCTTCCTATAAATCCATGATCGACCTGATCCGAACCGACCGCAACTGCATCCGCACCTTCGACGCAGAACGTCACGCGGCAGCGGCCGACGACTTCGCAGGTGAGGAAGGAGCTCCGCACGAGTGGAAGCTCGACCTGACAAGGACAAAGCAGGGCCTCGTGGAGCCTACCATCGAGAACCTGCTCATGATACTCAACAACGACGAAGGCCTTGCGGGCATCCGCTTCAATATGCTCTCAGGCTACACAGAGATCACCTCGCGCGTGCCCTGGAAGAAGGAGCTCACAGAGTGGACCGACGCGGACGACTCCGCACTTTATGTCTACCTGTCCACAGAGTACAACAACTTCAAGCGCGCGGACATCAACGACGCGCTCATCAGCGTGGCCAAGAACAGATCCTTCCACCCGATCCGTGAATATCTGGCCAGCCTTCCCGACTGGGACGGCGAGCCGAGGGTGGAGACTCTTCTCATCGACTACTTAGGCGCGGAGGATGCAGAGTACACCAGGGAAGTGACGAAGCGCTGGATGATCGCGGCAGTCTCAAGGGCCCTGCGCCCTGGCTGCAAGTTCGACTACATCCCGGTGCTCTCCGGTCCCGGAGGCATCGGCAAGAGCACCCTCATCGCCCGCCTGGGCGGCGCGTGGTTTAGCGACTCGCTATCCTTCGAGGATATGAAGGACAAGACCGCGGCCGAGAAGATCCAGGGCGTCTGGATCAATGAGATCTCAGAGCTCAAGGGCATGAGGAAGACCGAGGTGGAGAGCGTCAAGAGCTTCATTTCAAGGACCGAGGACATATATCGCGCCAGCTACGGAAGGCGCGCCGAGAAGCACAAACGCGGGTGCGTCTTCATCGGAACCAGCAACGCGGAGGACTACCTCAAGGACATCACCGGCAACCGACGCTTCTGGCCCGTCAGCTGCTCAGGCGACCACAAGAAGAACGCCTGGGAACTCACTGACGACGCGGTAGCGCAACTCTGGGCCGAGGTCATGTTCTACTATGACTGCCTGGATGACAGGAGCCTCGTGCTGGGGAAGGATATGGAGAACGCCGTCACAGCCAGACAGATCATGGCCCTGGAGCAGGACGAGAGACTCGGCATCGTGCAGGAATACCTGGACAAGAAGCTCCCGGAGAACTGGGCGACGATGGATCTGACGGACAGGCGCTTCTGGCTGGATAGCGGAGAAGGCAACGGCGTAGACGTGAGGGAGACCGTCTCGATCATGGAGATCTGGGCCGAGTGCTTCAAAATGTCACCAACTGCAAAGAAGAGGTCGGACTCCGACGACATCGTGAGGATCCTCACACAGCTGGGCTGGGTGAGAGAAGGACGCAAGACGAAAAAGCTCCCGATCTATGGATCCCAGGGGTATTATGTGAGGCCTTGATCGCTGTTTACTCGTGAGGGGCTGTTTACCGGGCAAAAGGTAAACGGCGAGCGTGTTTACTTTTTACTGTTTACCGTGCAAACGCAGACGGGGCGCGGGCTTGCGGTAAAAGGTAAACAGGTAAACAGCAACATATAGAGATTATTTTATTTTATGTATATATAAGCATATAAAAACATATATATAGGAGTATATAGGGGAACTATTTACCCTGTTTACCGGAGGAAGAGATGAGAGAAAAAGAGATCGAGAAAAAACTGGTCGAAGGCGTTCGGAAAATCGGAGGCGTCGCTTTTAAGTTCGTATCGCCCGGCAACGACGGGGTGCCGGACAGGATCGTGGCGCTGCCTGGTGGGAGGGTCGCCTTCGTGGAGTTAAAGACCGAAGTCGGCCGACTCTCAGGAAGACAGAAGATCCAGATCGAGCGGCTAACGCGGATGGGGTTCGATGTGCAGGTACTTTACGGAGCGGACCAGGTCGCGGACTTTTTGGCCAAGGTGAAGAAGGAGGTGGAGTGGTATGAGGTACTCGCCGCACGAATATCAAAAAAGGGCGACGGCGTTCATCCTGGAGCATGACGCCTGCGGGCTGTTCCTTGAGATGGGACTCGGCAAGACCGTCATCACTCTCACAGCCATTGACGAGCTGATGAACGATCGCTTCGAGGTCCAGAAGGTCTTAGTGATCGCACCGCTTCGAGTGGCAGAGGACACCTGGAGCAGGGAGTCGAAGAAGTGGGAGCACTTGCAGCACCTTCGGATCTCCAAGATCTTAGGCGACGCGGCCACAAGGATCAAAGCGCTGAAAGCGTCGGCCGACGTCTACGTGATCAACCGCGAGAACGTGGTGTGGCTGGTCGAGTATCTGGAAGAGAACCGGATCCGCTGGCCCTTCGACATGGTGGTCATCGATGAGCTGTCCAGCTTTAAGTCGAACCAGGCGAAGCGCTTCAAGGCACTCCGCAAGATGCGGCCGATGATGGACCGCATCGTGGGGCTGACAGGCACGCCTGCTGCCAACAGTCTGATGGATCTGTGGGCTGAGATGTATCTGCTGGACCGGGGCGAGAGACTGGGCCGAACGCTTACGGCGTACCGGGGCAACTACTTCCGGCCGGGCTATGGCAACGGCTACGTGACATACAAGTGGGAGCCAAGACGCGGATCGCTTGAGGCCATCACCCAGAGGATCGCAGACATCACGGTCAGCATGAAGGCGGAGGACTATCTGACACTGCCGGACAAGATCGAGACCACGATCGAGGTGAGCCTGGACGAAAAAGCTACGAAGGCATACAAGGAGATGGAGCGCGAGAGCCTTCTGACCTTAGGCGAGGAGGAGATCGTCGCGATGGATGCAGCGGCAGTCATGTCGAAGCTCTTGCAGGTGGCCAACGGGTTCATATACGACGACAAGCACGACCCGAAGCACATCCACACGGCGAAGCTGGAAGCTCTGGAGGAGATCGTCGAAGCGGCGGACAGCCCCGTCCTGGTCTTCTACAACTTCCAGGCGGACAAGGATGCGATCCTGGCCAAGTTCCACGACGCGCGTCTTCTTCAATGCGACGCAGACATCGAGGACTGGAACCGCGGCAAGGTCCAGATGCTTTTAGCGCATCCGGCCAGCGCAGGCTTCGGCCTAAACTTACAAGACGGCGGTCACATCATGGCATGGTACGGACTACCCTGGAGCCTTGAGCAGTATCTCCAGGCAGTGGCCCGACTACAGAGACAGGGGCAGAAGTACCCGGTCATGGTTTACCACATAATCGCGAAGGGAACGGTCGACGAGCAGGTCATCGCATCCCTGAGCAAAAAGGACATAACACAGAGCGCACTGATCGGGATCTTGAAAGACAGGCGCCAGAGCTACGAGAAGGGAGCAGACGCATGAAGCTATACCTAAGCGGCCCGATCACGGGCGTGAACAACTACCGGAAGAACTTCGAGGAAGCAGCGCAGGAGCTACGCTGGAGGGGCTACACTGACCTGATCAACCCCGCCGAGCTGTGCCAGGTTCTTCCGGTTGAGCATACAACCTACGAGCAGTACATGACGATGTGCATGGATCTTCTGGAGATGGCCGACGCAGTCGTCCTGCTGCCTGGGTGGGAAAAATCGACAGGAGCGAACAGGGAGGTTGGCTATGCGCTGGCCAAGGACATGGTGATCTTAGACCTGGGGACAATGATGCAGGAGGAGGTAAAAGGGTAATGACGGACAGGGTGTACGAGTTCTTAAACGCGCCGAAGGAGACGGCGCGAAAAATCAAAGCGAAGAAAATGATCCGAGCGGAGAAGCTGATGGGGGCGACCGGTGGTGCTATCCGGTACGACCTGCCCCGTGTGCAGACGTCTCCGCAGGATCGGATGTGCCAGCTGTTCGCCGAGGTGGATGAACTTGACACCCAGATTGCAGAACTGAAAGCACTACGCCAGGAGCAGAAGAGGCAGATCCAGGAAGCAGCTGACAGACTGGAGAATGATCTGGCGGGTCGTGTGGTGATCCTTCACTACGTGGACGACCTGCGCTGGTCCGATGTGGCCCGGTCTGTCCATAAGTCTGAGAGCACGGTCTTCCGTTTTCACAGACAGGCGGCCGACGAGTTCGAGGCCTGGTTATCCACAATATGTTGACAATTTTGTGGATAAAGTAAGCGATATGTTGACATGACAGTGCCGGTAGTAGTAAAATGGCATTGTGGAAAAGTATGAAAAGGGAGCGCACGAGCGTCTCCCTTTTGCTATATCTGGAGGAGTAATGGCACGCACAACGGAGATGACAGAGATCGCGATCAGCGACTTAAAACCGTACAAGAAGAACGCCAAGGTGCACAGCGCCGAACAGCTGGACCGCATCAAGGACAGCATCGAGCGCTTCGGCTTCCTGTCTCCGTGTCTGATCGATAAGGACTACAACCTCATCGCCGGACATGGCCGTGTCATGGCTGCCAAAAAACTCAAGATCAAGAAAGTCCCCTGCGTCTTCATCGAGGGGCTGACAGAAAAAGAGCGTCAGGCGTACATCCTGGCAGACAATAAGCTGGCAGATCTGGGAAGCTGGGACAGCGACCTGGTGAACGCCGAGATCATGGACCTGACTGAGGCAGGGATAGACATGAGCCTCTTCGGCTTCGACACTTCACACTTCTGGCAGGAAACAGGAGCCAAGGGCGACGAAGCCTACAACGAGTTCGTGGACAAGTTCAACACACCGCTGACCACGGACGACTGCTACACCCCGGACAACATCTACGCGGCCGTCAAAGACTGGTGCGTGAAGACTTACAGCCTGGGGAAGGCGCAGGTGATCCGTCCGTTCTATCCGGGCGGAGATTATGAGAACGCAAAATACCCGGCAGGATGCGTCGTTATCGACAACCCGCCGTTCTCGATATTATCGAAAATCGTGAACTTCTACAGAGAGAGGGAGATCAGCTTCTTCCTCTTTGCGCCAGCGCTTACGCTGTTTAGTACGGCCACAGGCGCTGCGAACTATCTCCCGATAGGCGTGCCGGTCACTTATGAGAACGGCGCGATCGTGTCGACGTCGTTCATCACTAATCTGGGAGATTACAAGATAGACACGGCCCCGGATCTCTATGAGATCGTGAAGGCTGAGAACGACAAAAACAACACGGCGGTGGAGCTGCCGGCTTACAAATACCCTGAGGAGGTCATAACACCCGCAACGATAACGAAGTACGTGAAAAACGGGGCAAACATCAAGATAAAAGCGAGCGAGGCGAAGTTCATCCGCAAACTGGACGCGCAGACGCTACTGGGTGACAAGGCCATCTATGGCGGAGGGTTCCTGATCAGCAAGGCGGCGGCCGAGAAGGCGGCGGCCGAGAAGGCGGCGGCCGAGAAGGCGGCGGCCGAGAAGGAAGTCACGCTCTGGGAATTGAGCCAGCGGGAGCTTGCCATCATCGACCGGTTGGGAAAGTAAGGTGAAAACGTGGCGAGTCGTAGCAAGTATGAAAAATGGATCGAGCAGGACGGACTCATTCAGATCCAGGACTGGGCTCGTCAAGGTCTCGCAGAATATCAGATCGCCCATAACATGGGCATCAGCTACTCCACTTTGAAGGAGTGGAAGAAAAAATACCCCGCCATATCGGCCACCCTAAAACAGACGAAGGACGTGGTCGATGCGGCTGTAGAGAATGCGCTTTTCAAGAAGGCCATGTCGGGAGACGTGACGGCCTGCATTTTCTGGTTAAAGAATAGACGCCCGGATCGCTGGCGTGATCATGTGGCCTATGTGGATAACACGCAGATCGAACAGGTCGGCAACCTCATCAAGGCCATCGACAGACGCGCGGCTCAGGAGGCCAAGCCATGATGGGCGACTTCTCAGCGAAGCAGCTGCAATACTGGAACAGCTGCACGCATCGCTGGAACATAAAGACCGGCGCGACCGGTTCCGGTAAAACCTTCGTCGACTTCTTCGTGATCCCGAAGAGGATCCTGGCGTGCACCGGTGCGGGGCTGATCGTTCTGATCGGTAACACACGCGGAACGCTGGCGAGGAACATCCTGGACCCTATGCGGGCGCTATATGGCCCGGACATGGTTGGGAGCATCCGAAGTGACAACACGGCCGAGCTCTTCGGTCGCAAGGTCTACTGCCTGGGCGCCGATAAGGTCAACCAGGTGCAGCGGATCCAGGGCGCCACGATCGAATACTGTTACGGCGACGAGGTGACAACCTGGAGCCAGGAAGTCTTCGAGATGCTCAAGAGCCGACTCCGCTGCCCGAACAGCTGCTTCGATGGTACGTGCAACCCTGCCGACCCGGAGCACTGGTTCAAGAAGTTCCTGGACAGCGATGCGGACATATATCTCCAGGAGTACACGATCTACGACAACCCCTTCCTCCCTAAGGGCTTCGTGGATGAGCTGTGCAAGGAGTACGCGGGCACCGTGTACTTCGACCGCTTTATTTTGGGAAAATGGGCGCGGGCTGAGGGTCTGGTCTTCCGCTTTTTCGCGGAGCACGAGGACGACTACCTCTACGACGACGCCGAACTATACGACGACAACGGCAAGCTGATCCGGCCGTTCTCCAAGATCACGATGGGCGTGGACTTCGGAGGCAACGGATCGCTGACGACCTTCGCCCTGTGGGGCTACATCGGAAACTATCACGAGTTCCGAGTGCTGGAGGAGTCAGGCCTGCCACTTACAGAAGACATTGACGCGCAGGACATTTGTGACGCTTGGCTGGCGTTCTATCGTGTCTGCGTTAAGAAATACGGGCGGATCGATTGGATCTTCCCGGACTCCGCATCGACAACGATGATCAACTCGCTGAGGTCAACAGCCGAGGCGAACGGACTGCCGAAGGGCAACATCGCCGGATGCAGGAAGAACGAAGTCAAGGACCGACCGAGGACGCTCTCCCGTCTCTTCGGATCCGGACGTCTCAAGGTGAGCCGGAGATGCGAGAACACGCGCAAGGCGTTCCGCTCTCTCGTTTGGGATCCAAAAGACCCGGACAGACCGGAAGACAAGAACCTGGGGAACATCAACGACTGGTACGACGCGAATTGCTACTGCTTCCTGGACTTCGTTGAGTATATCGACTTGAACACATAAGAGGAGGGCCTGAGAACATGGTGGCCAGCGACAAGACAAAAGTCAATGCAGCGATCGAGCAGCTCAAGCGGCTCGGTTATGAGTACAACGACGACGCTCAGAGCATCATCGAGCTGTGCGATCTCTGGTACACGAACCAGGAGACCGACTTCCACACGCGCAAGAACCTCAACGACGTGGAGATCAAGCTGGACAGCTTGAACTTCGCCAAGAGATGCTGCGCGGATGATGCGAACCTGTGCGAGATCGTGGAGATCAATGCAGGAGAAAACGAGAACAAGTTCGACGGCGTGCAGGAGATCCTGGACGATAACCGCTTCGACGTTATGTACCGCAAGCAGCTCGAACGACTGAGTGCAGCCGGAACTGTAGGCGCCTACCTTCGCCTTGAGGGTGCGGAGCTTCTGGAAAACGGACACGCGAGAGGCGGCAAGATCCGCATCAACTACGTGAACGCCTCCGGCATCGTTCCGCTGACCGTCGACAACGACGACGTCATCGACTGCGCGTTCGTGGGCTTCGACATCAAGGAAGGCAAGACAAGGCAGACGCTCGTGGTCTTCAAGAAAAACGAGGAGACCGGGCTCTACTCTGCGACGACCTGGCTGTTTGACAAAGCAGGCAAGCTGATCGGCGAGCCTCAGGAGGTACAGCTGGGAGAGGTCAAGCCCTTCGCGATCATGCGCACGGCCGAAGTCAACAACCTCGACAACATGGAAGGCTACGGCCTGCCGAAGATATACAACGCGATCCCGGCGCTCAAGATCGTCGACCTCGCGTGGAACATCCTGCACGGGGATCTGGACAAGGGCGACAAGCTCCTGCTCCTCAATGAGCTCCTCGCGACTGTGAAAAAAGACGACAACGGGAAGCCACAGCTCACCCAGGAACAGAAGAAGCTCTTCATCTTACTCGGTGAGAAGCTCCCCGATCAGAAGAGCCTCATCCAGGAGTACAACCCGGAGATCCGCATCGGCGTGATCAAGGAGTCGATGGAGCTGGCTCTCTCGCTTCTGTCCACGTCCTTCGGATATGGCACGAAGAAGTACACCTTCGAGAACAACCAGATCCAAACGGCGACCCAGTACATCGGAGAACGCCAGGACGAGATGCAGGAGCTCAACAAACAGAGAAAAGAGGCCACCGACTACATCGAGGGCATCGTTGAGGCGGTGATCTGGTTCTCCAACACCTTCCAGGGAACGACCTGGTCGCTGGACGAGGAGATCTGCATCGAGTTCGACGACAGCTATGTGGAGGACAAAGCCTCAAAACTGGATAGCATGAGAGCTGACGCCCTCAGCTTCCCGGATGTGAAGGAGTTCACGATCCAGTACGTCATGGAGCGCTTGAACTGCACAAGGGAAGAGGCCATCGGCTACATCAACAACGTCGACCCGGATGAGGGTGACGAGACGGAGGACTAACGCATGGCATTGACGGAGGAACAGATCGAGCACCTCGCTGACAAGTATCTGGTGGGGTTGTATCAGCAGATGGAGAAGGACGTGATCCAGGACGTGGCCAGACGTGTCCGCAAAACGGACAGGCTGACCGAGACCGCTGAGATCATGGCCCGCAATATGCACGAGCAGGGCTTCTCCACTTCGCAGATCTACGCCGAAGTCATGAAGACACTGCGCGCGGATCCCGACTACATCATGTTGGTGGCCGAGAATACGCGCGAATATAAGGCGATGGTCGCCGAAGAGATAGCGAACACCGTGGCCGAAGCGGTAGCGGCAGGCGATGAGCTTGTAGCCGAAGCCGGCACGATGGCATACAACAACGACCTGTCCATGTGGGAACAGGCTGGCCAAGATCTGACGAAGCCGAACCAGCTCGATCAGATCGTCGGCAGCTTCCAGAGGGACATGAGCGGACAGCTCAGGAACCTCACACGGACGACAGGCTTCAAAGGCACACTACTCGGCACCACAGGCGTCGAGCAAGCATACCAGCGAGCGCTGGACACGGCACTCCTGGAAGTATCGACCGGCACGTTCTCCTTCGATGAGGCGTGCAACAGAGTCGTCAAAGAGATGGCCAGATCGGGGCTCCGCTCTATTGACTACGCAAGCGGCAGGAGCTATCAGCTCGACACCGCTGCCAGGATGTGCGTGAGAACTTCCACCAGTCAGATGGCTGGAAGGATCACCGAGGCGAACTGCAAGAGCTCCGGATGTGATCTCGTGATCGTCTCGCAGCACGAAGGAGCCCGTCCTTCTCATGTGGACGTAGAGCGCAAGGTCTTCTCGATGTCAGGCACTTCCAAAGAGTACCCGGCTTTCGAGGACAGGCTCCCCTGCGAGGGAGGCGAGGGCGCTGGCTACGGAGACGCGGGAGGCATCTGCGGTATAAACTGCCGCCATAGCTTCTACCCGTTCTGGGAAGGGATCAGCGCGATCCCAGAGCCGCTTCCGGTACGCGAGCCTGTGGAAGTCGACGGCAAGAGCTACGACTACTACGAGGCCACCCAGCACCAGAGAAGCATGGAGCGAGAGATCAGGGCGCTCAAGCGTGAAGCCTATGCAACAACCTCAGACGAGGACAGACGGGCGCTCGACCGTAAGATCTCAGCCAAGACGGCGGACTATCACAGGTTCAGTGTAGCCGTGGACATCCGGCCGAAAGATAACAGACTACGGGTCGTTGCTTGACCCGATAACGCAGCGTGGGGAAGTTTGGCATCCCGTCGGATTGCTTAGTCCGGAGATCGCAGGTTCAAATCCTGCCGCTGCTATTTCCCACCGGTGAAAGACCGGTTAATAAATCATTTTAGGAGGATGAAGACAATGAAAAACATCGAGGCAATTTTGAAAGAGGCAGGTCTGGAAGTCACGGCCGAACAGCTGGCGGCCATCGACAAAGCGGTCAAGGAGAACTACAAGACCGTCGTGGACTACGACAAGCAGAAGGAGAAGCTGGACGCATCCGAGGCGAAGGTGAAGACGCTCACCGAGTCAATGGAGAAGTTCAAAGATGTGGATCCGGAAGCTCTCAAGAAGTCCATCGAGGACCTCAAGAAGGAACTGGAGACGAAGGACGCCGAGTACGCTGGAAAAATAGCGGACAGGGACTTCGAGGACATCCTCAAGGATGCGATCACCGTTGCCAAGGGTAAGAACACCAAGGCGATCAGGGCGCTCCTGGATCTCGATGCACTCAAGTCTTCCAAGAACCAGAAGGAAGACGTTGCTGAGGCGATCAAGAAGCTCACCGAAGCAGAGGACAGCTCGTTCCTGTTCGCAAGTGACGACGGGGACGGTCAGGACGATGGCGACGATGGAGCCGGCGTGGTCGGCAAGGCTGACGTCATTGGCACAGTAAAAGGTGGAGGCGGGGACAACTTCCTCGCAGGGCTTCGCTCTTCTATGGGCTTGCCTGCGTCCACAGAAACCAAGAAAGACTAAGAGGTGAATAGAATGGCAAATAATAGTATCGCTAAATTCAAAAAGTACGTAGTAGGCCTCCTTGATGAGGTTTACAAGGCAGCATCCAAGACCGCAGTGCTCGACGGAGCTCCTGAGCTTGCAAGCCAGGGCGCAAACGCTGACGAGCTCATCATCCCTAAGATCGCGATGGACGGTCTTGCAGATTACAACCGCAACAGCGGCTACACTCAGGGCGATGTGACCTTCACAAACGAGACCGTGAAGTGTAACTTCGACCGCGGCAGAATGTTCACAGTCGACAACGTCGACAACATGGACACAGCTGGCATGGCTTTCGGCCGTCTCTCTGGTGAGTTCATCAGAACAAAGGTCGTTCCTGAGCTCGATGCTTTCCGCTTCGCTACTTATGCGGGCCTCACAGGCATCAGCACAGTCGCTGCCGCTGATCTTGCAACCGGCGCAGCTGCAATCGCAGCCATCTCCGCAGCATACGATAAGATGACAGACGACGAAGTTCCTGAGGAGAACCGCTACCTCTTCGCAACTTCCACTATCCTCGGTTTGATCCGTGACATGGACACAACCAAGAGCAAGGAAGTCCTCGCGAAGTTCGCAGGCGTGATCACAGTGCCTCAGAGCCGTTTCTACACAGCTATCGACCAGAAGGATGGCACCACATCCGGTGAAGAGGCTGGCGGCTATGCTAAGGCAACAGGAGCCAAGAACATCAACTTCATGATCATCCACAAGGATGCGGTCATCCAGTACCAGAAGCACGTGGCTCCTAAGACTGTCACACCTGAGCAGAACCAGGACGCTGATGCGTACAAGTTCGGCTATCGTAACGTCGGCATCGCTGATGCTTACGATAACAAGGTTGCTGGCATCTACCTCCACAAGGCAACAGCCTAAGGAGGTGGCCTATGGCAAGGACAGTCGGATGGGTAGATCCTGAGGCTGTAAAGGTTAAGAAGAACCAGGAGCAGGTTGAAGAGCCTGCTCCTGTTGTTTCTGAGGAACCCAAGGCCGAAGAAAAGCCCAAAAAGAAAACAACCAAGAAGTAAAAAGGAGGGGCTGTAGCATGGCACTCGTATCGTGGGAGCTCTACAGCTCCCTTTATAACAACGTAACCGAGGCGGAGTTCCCGGACGCTGAGGAGAAGGCTGAGAAGGAAGTGGCCAGAGTGATCGGTCCGATCCACTGGTTAGAAGTTCCGGCCGATGTCTCCGAGGAGTTCTACGGCGAACAGCTCCAGGACTGCATCTGCAAGGTGATAAACTACCAGAAGGACGTAGGAAGCCGAGCAGGCAGGGGAGTCGCATCCGTTTCAAACGATGGCTACTCCGAGAGCTATGTGCTGCCTACTCAGTCCGCAGCGACGGAGGAGCTCGACAAGAACATCCGGTCATGGTTATCAGGCACCGGACTCGTGAGGGCTTACTAATGGCAGTATTTACAGACGTTGTGACAATTTACCAGAAACGAGCGGGCGCATGGTTGCGGACCGTCGTCCAGGGCGTTCAGTGGTCGGAAACGATCCAGAAGAGCCTGGCGACCGGAAGGCTGACCACATCAAAATCGACGACCGTGACGTTCCCGGAAGAAGTGCTCGACCAGATCGATCTCTCGACCTTCACGGAAGAGGACGCGATCTTCCTGGGAGAGCTGAGCGACGAGGTGACGACAGTGAAGGGGAGCAGGCTCTCCGATCTACTGGCTGCGCATCCTCAGAGTGGCATCATCCGGAGCGTGAACGATAACTCGACGCGCGACCTGCTCAAAAATATCAAGGTGGTGGTGTACTGATGGCAGATCATTTCATTTTATCGGGCATCCTGTTCGACGAAAATGACATACTTGCGAAGCGCAACCTGGAGATGGGCGGAGAGGTTCAGAAGTTCATCGACAGCGAGTGCCTGCGGCTCTGCGAGGAGCTCGTTCCCTTCGATCAGGGAACGCTTGCAAAGAGCGGCATCATCAACACACAGATCGGATCCGGTGAGGTTAAGTACCGCACGCCATACGCGCGGCGCTGGTATTATATGCCCGCCAACTTCCAGGAAGCACCACGGCGCGGGAACTATTGGTTCGAGCGCATGAAACAGAACGGCGGAAAGGATCAGATCCTCGCCGGCGCGCGTAAGCTCGCAGGAGTTTAACTATGACAATATCGGCAGCAGTCGCGGCATGGCTCTCTTTTTATGAGAACATGGCCATAGACACAAACCACATCACAGACGGCTCGGACAAGTACGGGCTCTTCAAGTCTCCGTCGAGACAGACGAAGGAGTTCAACAACGGGACCTACGAGATCACGGAGTTCTACCAGTTCTTCGCGAGACAGGCCTCCGTGGACGAAGCAGATCGCAAAGACGCGGACGAGTGGCTGGAGGATCTGGCCTACTGGGCGGACGACTTCCCGTTCTCTTATGCGTACCCGACCTTGAACGGCGGGCGCAAGATCGACAAGATCACACTGACGGGTACGCCTTACGTTATGGAGTCCGGATCGAGCGACTCGCTCTTCCAGATGTCCCTGTCTATCACGTACACAAGAGAAAGAGAGGTATAGAAAAATGCCAGAATTAACCAGATTAAAGAAGTTTAAGACGATCCCCTTCATCAATACGGGGACCGCTGAGACACCCGTGTGGGCCCGCATCGGCAAGTCCACGATCTTCGATCTCACTCTCAACGCCAACGTTGTGACCAGTGACTTCATCGAAGACGAGATGCCGACCGATGACATCACATACTACAAGCCCACCCTTCCGCAGGAGCTCCAGACAAACGCAGGCGACGACGCCTTCGATTATGTCTACGACAAGTTCTACAACCTGCCTACGGGCGAAGATGTCAAGGAGGACGTGCTCATCGTCTTCGCTGGTGCTTCTTCACCTTACAAGGCATGGAGATCCACAGCGACCATGGTCCTCAAGGATCTGAACACAGTCGACGAGAAGATCCTCTTCGACCTCAACTTCGGCGGAACTATCAGCAAGGGCACCGCAACTGTGACAGATGGCGTGCCTGCCTTCACACCCGCATAAATAAAGCACTTTAGGAGGAGAACACAATGAACTACACAGTAATCATCAACGACCGCAGCTATGACCTGCCGGGAAAGACCCTCGCAGTCACCGAACAGCTGGAAGCAGTCCTTCGCGTGGATCACGCGCCGGGCGCATCACTTCGCGAGAAGTTCCAGAAGACGATGGGCTGTCTGGTAGATCTTATGGGTCGCGAAGCAGTCGAAGATGCTCTGGGCTCCGCTGACATCGACAAGGTCGACGTGAACGAGATCACGCTGGCCTTCCGGAAGATCGTGGACGCCTACAACAAACCGCTGGAAGAGTACAACACCTCGCAAGGCCTGGGCGCTCTGGCGCAGCTCCCGATCGACAAGATCCTGGCGCTGGCCGATGCGGCCAAACAGGTCAGCCAGATGGAAGCAGCGGCTAAAAAGAAATGATTGATCTAACGAGGAGAGCCCTGCCAAACACTGTGACGGTGAACGGCAGGGCCTTTTCTATATACACGGACTTCCGTGTGTGGATGAAGTTCGAGATCAGCCTGGCCGAGCGCCACGGCGAGACGATCCCGATCGACTATTTATTCAAGAACGAACGGCCGAGCTATTGCAACGTGCGCGACCTTCTGGCCTTCTCAAGACCGGCGCGAGAGCTGCCGAGGAAGGTGAGAGGCACAGCGGACGACGTGATCGTGCTCGACTTCAAAATTGACGCCGATCTGATCTACGCGGCGTTCCTGCAACAGTACGGGATCGACCTCATCGAAATCCCGGAGCTACACTGGCACAAGTTCCTGGCACTCATGGACGGCCTCAAGGGCACCAAGCTCGACGAGGTCATGGGCTACAGATGCTACCAGAGGCAGGAGAGCAAGGACATCGACCCGTATGAGGAGATGCGAGAAGCGTGGAGGATAGAGAAGCCACTCACGGCCGAAGAACAGGCCGAGATCGACAGCTTCAACGCGGCGTTCTCTCACTAAGGAGACAAGGAGGGCAGAACCAGCGCAGATGGAACCCTTTTATTTGATACAAAATTAGATACATCCGGACTATCCACAGGCCTCGGCGGCCTGGGCTCAGTCGTCAAGGGCGGGCTCGGTATAGCAGGCGCGGCCGTCGGTGCGGCATCCGCAGCGCTCGTAGGCTTCGGCAAGAGTGCGGTGGAAGCTGGCTCGACTTTCGACGCTTCCATGTCTCAGGTGGCGGCCACAATGGGCGTCACAGTAGACGAGATCGGAGACCTCAGGGACTTCGCCCAGGAGATGGGCTCGACGACAGCCTTCTCCGCTACAGAGGCGGCTGACGCTCTCAACTACATGGCCTTGGCCGGATATGATGCAGAGACATCGATGACGATGCTGCCGAACGTTTTGAACCTCGCGGCAGCAGGCGGGATGGAACTGGCCACAGCATCCGACATGGTAACGGATAGCCAGACAGCCCTCGGACTCTCCCTTGAGGAGACATCGACCCTCGTCGATCAGATGGCCCTGGCATCATCCAAGACAAACACCAGCGTATCACAGCTTGGTGAGGCGATCCTGAGCATCGGAGGAACTGCGAAGAACCTCTCCGGGGGAACCACAGAGCTCAACCAGGTGCTCGGTCTTCTGGCTGATAACGGCATAAAAGGAGCAGAAGCAGGCACGCACCTCAGGAACATGATCTTGGCGCTAACAGCTCCTACAGATCAAGCTGCGGAGGCTCTTGAGACCTTAGGCGTCAAGGTAACGGACGCAGAAGGCAACATGAGGCCGATGCAGGACATCATGGGCGACCTCAACGCCTCGATGGAAGGCATGAGCGCTTCGGAGAAGACGCAGTGGGTCAGCACGATCTTCAACAAGACCGACATCGCATCGGTCAACGCACTGCTCGACACGAACGCGGACCGCTGGGATGAGATCAGCGACGCTCTGGGCGATGCGTCCGGAGCAGCTGAGAAGATGGCCAGCACACAGCTCGACAACCTCCAGGGCGACATCACTCTCTTCCAGAGTGCGCTGGAGGGCGCGAAGATCGCACTGTCCGATCAGCTGACGCCGACCCTCAGAGAGTTCGTGCAGTTCGGATCCGACGGCCTGTCAAGACTGACGGAGGCCTTCAACGAGGGCGGCCTTGAGGGCGCGATGGAGGTCTTCGGTGATCTCCTCAGCGAGCTCCTTAATAAGATCATGGAGATGCTCCCGGAGCTCGTCAATGCGGCAATTTCCCTGCTTGAAGCCCTGGGGCAGGGTCTCATGGACAACCTCCCAGTGCTACTCGATGCGGCAATTTCCATCGTAAACAGCTTGGTGGGCTTTATTTTGGACAATTTACCAGCCCTCATAGAAGCGGCGCTCATGATAATCGTGACCATCGCCCAGGGCATCGCCCAGGAATTGCCAACGCTGATCCCTCAGATCATCGAGGTGGTTTTAACCATCTGCCAGACGCTCCTGGACAACATCGATATGCTCATAGAAGCGGCGATCCAGATATTTTTAGGCATAGTGATGGGCCTCATCCAGGCCACTCCTCAGATCATCGCGGCCCTGCCGTCCCTGATCGACAGCATCATAAATGCCCTTATATCAGCCATCCCTTTGCTGGTGGACTGTGGCGTCAAGCTGTTTGTAGCCCTCATCGAGAACCTCCCGGCCATCATCGTGGCCATCTGCAAGGCTGCGCCTGAGATCGTCAAGAGCCTCGTCCGTGGCTTCTTAGAGCTCGCAGGACAGCTCCGAGAGGTAGGCACAAAGCTCATGAACAAGCTCAAGGAAGGCATCAGCTCTATGCTGTCCAACCTCGTGAGCGCGGCCAAGGACATTGGCAAGAACATCATCGACGGCATCTGGAACGGCATCTCAGCCGGCTGGGACTGGTTAAAGGAGAAGGTCGGAGGACTGGCGAAGTCGCTCTTCGATGGAGCGAAGGCAGCGCTCGGCATCTCTTCGCCTTCCAAGAAGTTCCGCTACCTCGGCGAGATGTGTGTGGCTGGCTTCGATGAAGGCATAGAAGACCTCATGGACGGCACGGCCTTCGGGGCTACCGTCAACAACACGCTGGGGACTGTACGAGCTAACCTCGGCACGGGTGACGGCTTAGGAGTAGGCCGCCAGACCTTCAACTTCTACGACACACAGACCAGCCCGGATGCGATCCGGAGAAAAGTCCAGAACACCATGACGTTCGGACTGGCAGGAGGTATCTGATGGCTAACTTAGTATTGATCAGACTGATCCGGAGCGATGGCAAGAGCTTCATCCTGGGAACAGGAGCCTGGCGCATCCTCTCGGACGGCTTAAAGGGGATAGACTTCCCGAACTTTTCAGTTTACAGCGATAAAAACGGCGTCGGCGACGGCGCCCTTTTATCAGGCAAAAGAATAGACGACCGCGACGTGCAGATCAAGTGCAAGAGCATTGACCCAAGTGCGAACGCCACGATCAGGGACGCGACCATCGCGTTCTTCAACCCGAAGCACAGCTTCAAGATCTACATCACCTACCAGGGCGTGACCAAGTGGATCGAGGGAGAGCTCCAGGGCTTCTCCTGTCCTTCTGAGAACGTCTACAGACCGATGACGCTGACCGTCAAGTTCTACTGCAAGGACGCCATGCTCAAGAGCGTGGACGACTTCGGCAAGGACATCGCATCGATCAGCGCGGGCTTCGGCTTCCCTTACGTGGAGACCCACCTGGACGATGATCCCGTGATCCCGGCGTATGCTGACATCTACAGCTACAACCACGAGGTCGTGATCGAAAACGACGGCGACGCGATGACCTATCCGCGTGTGACAATCAACTTCAAGGGCTCAGCGCTCAACCCGAAGGTCTACAAGGACAGCTACTACGTCAGAGTGCTCGGCAGCTTCGTCGAGGATGATGTCCTGGAGATAAACTTCGAGGACTGCACCATCAAGAAGAACGGCACGAACTGGATCCAGCACATCGACCGGTCCAGCACCTTCACGGAGATGGGTCTGAACATCGGAGACAGCACGATCGGCTTCACCGCGGACGACGGCGATGGCAACATGGAGGTCTTCGTCTATTACAACAAGCTCTACCTGGGCTTATAAGGAGGGCGCGCGATGCAGCTGGCTTTTATGGACGCGGATTTCAACATCATCCGCTATTTTAAGTATATAAACTTGCAGTGGTTCCGCCGGTACTACGAGCCGGGCGAGTTCTCTGTCCAGCTTCCCGCTGACGAGTACGACGCCAACGCGGTCTACGTTTTCACAAAAGACCGGCCGGAGCTGGGACTGCTTCAAAAAAGACGATATGCGGACGGCTACGACGGCAAGGTCGTCGAGCTGTCCGGGTATTTTTACGAGTACAAGCTCAATGACAAGATCACCTACCCGCGCTTCAACGCATCCGGGAACATCGAGACACTGGCACGCGCTATCGTTTCGACGTACAAGGAGGACATCCCGATCCTCAGCCTCGGACCTGCAAACAATCCGCTCCTGGGCGACTACACGACCAAGGAGAGCACGGGCGAGGGTCTGGCCAGTGTTTTGTATGAGCTCTTGAAGACGCAGGAGCTCTCGCTCCGGTGTGTCTATGACTACACCGCGAACACGATGAGCTTCATCGTCTGGAAGGGACTGGACAGGACACAGGATCAGGTCGAGAACAGCTTCGTGACCTTCTCCGAGGGCTTCCGCAATATGCAGAACGAGGAAGTCGTGATCGACGCCTCGAACTTCAAGAACTACGCGGTGGTTATCGGCAACGGCAAGTACGAGGACGGCAACCAGATCGAGGTCATCGTCGACCTGAGATCGGATCCTTCCGTCTATGCTCAGAAGCTCTACGTCGACCAGACCGGGCAGACCTTCGATAGCACGAAGCAGACCCGCGCCGAGTACGATGCGCAGCTTGCACAGGCAGGCAGGGAAGAGCTCAACAAGTACACAGATGTGACGAACGTCACCTTCGACACCATCGACCGCGGTCTGACCTATATGGCCGACTACGATCTGGGCGACAAGTGCGACGTGATCCTGGACAGCGTCAGCCAGTCCTTCACGGTGAGGATCATCGAAGTCCAGGAAGTTTTCAAAGAGTCAAAGCACACGGTGACCCTCGTCTTCGGCGAGAAGGTGCCGACAGTATATAGCAAAGCAAGGAGGTAACACAAAAATGCAGAGAATGACAGCATTCCCCTTCACATCGAAGATGACCTTCGACGAGCATGGCTGGCCTCAGCTCGATCGCGGCGTGACTTCGGAAGTGCTCCGCAAAGTCTTGAGGAGCTACTACACGAACGGAGTCTTCGGCATCAGCGACTCGAACTGTCTCCAGGTCTTCGCACCTTCTGACGGCTCGGCCACCGTAAAAGTCAAGCCCGGCGTCTGCCTCATTAACGGTGCGACAGGCTACACAGAAGAGGCGATCAGCTTGGACCTCACGGCCGGCGATGCGTCCCTTCCCAGAATTGACACAGTCGTGGCCAGACTTAACGACAACACGGACTACCGTGCGATCTATCTGGACATCATCATCGGAACCCCGGCCACAACTCCGCAGGCTCCGACGCTCACCCAGTCGGACTCCATCTGGGAGATCGGCCTGGCCAACATCCGCAGAGCGGCGAACAGCACGGTCATCACGGACAGCAACATCACAGACACCAGGGTGGACACTTCCCGCTGTGGCTACGTGACAGCGATCAACGAGATCGACACCGAGAGCCTCATGCAACAGCTCAACGCCTACTACGACGAGTTCGTTGAGCAGTGCACCGATGACTACAACGACAGCCGCGCCACCTACCTCAGCCAGTGCAACGCGCTCGTCCAGGCGATCACCGAGTTCACCACAGCGACCGAGGCGGACATCCTGGCATGGTTCGACGGTATGAAGGACCAGCTGAGCGAGGATGCGGCCATAAATCTCCAGGTGCAGATCAACCAGATCACCGAGAACGAGTTCCTGGAGAAGTACGGGCTCGTGAATAAAGTCACCAGCATCATAAAGAATGCGGACGGCTCGACCCAGCAGATCGTTGAGGCGAGCTCAGACGAGCAGATCACAGCAACGACAACCTTCACACGCGACAGCAGCGGAAGCACCACAAGGATCACCACAGACGTCGTGCCTGCTGCCGATGCGTTCCACTATGTCAAGACCGTGGACTTCACAGTGATCGACGCTTACGGAAGCAAGCGGATCACCGAGGCCTACGAGAAGATAGCAAAGTCATAATAAGGAGGAGAACACAATGGCAACAGATTTCACCGGCGCTCAGTACGGGGCAGACGAAGTCCTGGCAGGCATCAAGCGCAACCAGATCACGGGAGTCCCTCCCAAGAACATGAAGACCTTCACCGTCCAGGGTAACGGATCCGGCAGTCTCAAGATCACAGTCAAAGCGGAGGACACAGTCATCGACGACCAGCTGATCTGCTCAGTGAAGGGCGTGACAGTAGTCAGGAAGACCGGATCAGCTCCGGCCAGCATAGACGACGGCACGCTGGTCTTCACTCACAACGGCACCAGCACCTACGTCTACGAGGACGACAACCTTGAAAACGGCACAACCTACTATTACAGAGCGTTCCCGTTCTCAGATCATGGCGTCTACAACTTAAACAGCGAGAACATCAAGAGCGGCACACCTTCCGCGATCAAGTTCTGGGCGTTCGATCAGGACTTCTCGAACGGAGACCCCGCTTCCTGCATCACATATCCCGCAGGATATGAGAACAGCGATTTCACCCCGATGCTCACCAACGAAGGAACCGGAACGGCTACCGCTGGAGACTGGGGCGACTTCCTCACTGATACTTTGAAGAACCTGCCCTACATGGTAGGAGAGGACGGCGTTGCTGACTATCAGCTCGACCCTACAGACTATTCAAAGAAGGCCGAAGACGGAACGGCCTCCGACTACAACAACACAAGCTACAACGGTGGAGCCTTCGCCTGGATCAATAAGATCTACATGAAGGAGGAATACGCACAGGACGGCAACAGCCGCCGCGTGATCTTCGCGGATGGAGCCTATGAGGGCTTCGAGGCGGTCGGCTTCAACGATGGAGAGGATGAGCTTGAGGGCATCTGGATCCCGATGGGTTACATGGACGCAAGCGGCCGCGTGCTCGTTGCGGGCACCACACCCGTCGCATCAAAGACCTGCGACCAGGAGTGGGCGATCATCCAGGGCAAGGGAACAAGGTCTCGCTTCTTAGGCGGCCCGATCCTCAACGTGCTCCGCGATCTGGAGTATATGCTCTTCAAGAGCACAGACATCCAGGCAAGAGCAGGCCACGGCAGATGCTCAGCCGGATCTCAGCAGGTCATCAACAACGCGAAAGTGGACAACGGCAACGTTGTCGGCTGGAAGGGAACGGCAGCAGCCACCAAGGCGCTCAACAAATACTTCCACAGTCAGGTGCTCGGCTCATACCAGCAGTACCTTCGCGACCCTTACACGCTCCTCATCAGCGGTCAGGTGTACGCTTGCGACGACTACAGCTACGCGCTCAGCACAACCGGCAAGAAGGCCACAGGCAAGACTTGGGGAACTTCTTCCGCTTGGAACTATCCGAAGAAGCTCGAATACTTAGGCGCAGGCCTCGGCTCGCTTCCTAAGTACGAGAACACAGGAACCACAGCCACAGGACTCTGCGACGGCGTTTACGGTAACACGTCAGGCACTCGTGTCGCCCATCGTCTTGGCTCTTGCGACGACGAGCTCACGGATGGACTCGCTTGCGTGGATTTGAACAACGAGGCCAGCATTGCGAACTGGAACTGCG